AATTCTTTAATTAAAGTTTGTGCCATAGTTGTGCCATGTGCCAAGGTGGGGGTAATACTAGACCCCACCTTTTGGCAACATCGGCACAAATCCGCTAAGCGAGTTTTTTCTTAACATTATAATCAGGTCTGTTCGCGGTCAAGATAAATCATATACCCGTGCCGGCGAGCTAAAGCTCGTGGCACTCTTTATTATCCATTAACTTCATATTGATAAGTGATAGGAGCAGTATAATTCTTATTATACCCTACAATAGCGACAGTCTGACGAAATTCAGATTCAACAGAAATAACTACATCAGAAGCCGTACTTGATATTTTCTTTGACAACAACAAAACTTTAGTAAAGCCTAACTTTGGATCGTATACTAACTTATCGGTATTTCCACCACGTGTATTCCCTAACAAAGAAAAATAAGCATCAAATGACATAGTAAAAGACTTACTTAAAACTGATGATTTAATTTGACCTGGTTCTAAACTAACATTAGAAGAAGCAACACAATGCTTATAATCATGACCCGAACCAGCTTCATTAGGTTTGATTAAATATCGATTATCATAATTTTGATAACCATAACCTGTACCTCCAATAGTAGCTCCATCGTTTCTTGTCCAACTTTTAAATAACAAACTTTCTTCAGTGATGTTCGCAGAATTAATACCAGTTAAAAGAGGAACACCAGCTTTCCTCAATAAATTATTACCTTTAACTACAATCATTTTACCAGTTAATGGTACATTGTTAACATCATCAGCTTCATTATCAGCTGTTACCGTTACACTTCGATTTTGAACATTCATTATAGATTTAGTAAAAACATGCACTCTAGCATTCATTAAACTTTGATTATGAGGAGAGTGCTTAGAAGCTGCTGCAGGTACATACGCAAAATCAACAAATCTAGCATTACCAGTAGAGGAATAACCATTAACTTTTAAAGCTAACTGATAAGCTATTTCATCCCAAGTCTGATTAGCAGTAACATCCCATTTAGTAACAGTGTAAGTTGTATCAGAATAATTAGCATAAAATCGAATTTCAAATATATCATCAACTACTATACCATATACATTAACACGATCACCGAAATCAGTGACATTAAGATTCAGAGCCAATATCATATACTTCATCATAGCACGACACAAATTTAGCATAGACAATTTTACAGGCATAGAAGTATGACCAACAGCTATAGATTCCACCCTACTAGCTAACACATTATCACTTTTCGAATTATACGTGATCTCATTAACTGCCAATATACCTTTATTTTGTGCCCCATAAACACTCAACTTACCTTTTTTAGACAACCTTCCTTTAAACTTTCTACCTCTTCCGAATCTACCACCAGAATATCCACTACTATAATTTTGAGATCTACCAGGTTTTGTCATATAATTAGCAACAGCGCGTCCAACGTAACTTGAACCAGTCGCGGCTTCAGCACCCGCAGCTAAAAGGCTACCAACAGAACTAAGAGAAGCAGAACGAACAGAACGACCAGAAGAGCGAGAACGAGACAAAGACATAGCATTAGCAGATTTAGGACTTCTACTCCTCCGCTTCTTAGGAGTAGGATAAGGAGAACGACCTCTAGAACGTGAACGAGACATTTTATTTTTTAAATAACGCGTATATCCCATCGATCCGCGCTTAACTTACTTTCGTCGGGGCGAAAATTAGCAAATATAATAACATGAGGTGTGTTAAATAACACAGGTTTGACTTCATACTTAGTACTTAAGAAATATCCATTTTTAAAATTTTCCATAACATCATAAGCCACCATATCTTCTTTCTGACGAGCTAAATCGAAAAACACGACTTTTTCATAGCAGTATGCATAATAGATGTCTGCGGCTTTTCCTCCGTTGATGATATATTTTGATCCACTGTAGTGTCTAGCAAAATAACTTTTACCAGCATTACCAACGCTATCATAATACCAGATAACTTTACGACAGTCCGGTATTCCATTAATTAATTCTAATAACTCCGACTGCCAACCAATACGGGGAATTAAATCAGGAATAACCACAAGTTTTTCGCTTTGCATTTTTAAATAATCGGATACAAATCGAGGATATTTAGCCATTACATCTGAGGCTTCTTCCATAAGGTCGTGTCTGGACTTTCCAGCTTTAACAAGTTCTTTAAAATTTTCCAAATCATTTCTTTTGCCTAATAATTAAAATTATTCGCGATTTATTAAAAAGAAATTAAAATTTGACTCACCCCGATGTTTAGGGGTTCCCCATTCTTGAAAATTTCCCTCTTTTTTACAATAAGCAATATTAGCAAAGGCTGTTCCCTTACAAGCTTCCAGATGAATCCTCTGACTAATTAAATCCTTTACTTGATTAAATCTGAGTTTCTTATTAAACTGAATAAATCCTTGTATATGAGGAGTCCCTGATTCACCAGTTTCTTGACCTATGAGAAGGTATGAGACACTGGCATTATTAGACACGTCTTCTATATGTTCAAGATCATCTGAAGTAAAATTGTTGAGAGTAAAACACCAATTTGTTTGAGGATTCATTTAATAAATATCAAAATCATTCCGCCTTTTATAGACGTGTCGGACTTTATTTAAATTAAAATAAAGTTTTTTCTTTAATTCTTTAATTAAAGTTTGTGCCATAGTTGTGCCATGTGCCAAGGTGGGGGTAATACTAGACCCCACCTTTTGGCAACATCGGCACAAATCCGCTAAGCGAGTTTTTTCTTAACATTATA